AATAAACATGTTATCAATCATACTTGCATCAATACCACTAACCGTTACTGGTTTAGTAGGTGAATCATCAAAAGAAGATACCATTGTCGCCTGATATGCTTCATCAAGTGTGATACTTCCTCCTGCATTACTGACTATGATTTTTCCCGAAGGATTACCAAATTCATCGGGAAGCAATATAACCAATGACCTTCCGATTTCATCAATACTGGTAGTGAAATCTGTTCCAACCACAGCAATTTGTGCTGTAGGTGTCGACACTTTAATATTACTTTTCTTTATCTTACCACCGAAACCCGAAGCAAATCTTGCTGTTCCTTGTGCCATTCGTATGGCCATTTTGGATTTGGATGGGTCGGGGTCGTAATATACCTCGTCAATCCAAACCTTGGAGTGTTCTGTTAAGTCCAGTCGTTCTTCACCTTTGAACTCAATCTTCATTCTCCCATTCTGAGTTTGTGCTGTATCATACATCAACACATCAGGTTCAGTATTTGCACTGACAACAGAAGACTCTCCGTCTCTCTGAAGTCCTGCTGAACCCTTATATTCTATAATCTCACCTATCGGTTCAGCTGAAACTGAACCAATAAGTAAAAGACTACTCGCCAGAATCTTTCTGAACGATATCAATATTTGCATTAGAAGTCACGAAAGATACATCAATAATACCACTACATGACTGACCAGTTGGACAACCTGTAGTTCCACTTTTCTGAATGATATCTATATCATTTGAACCACCAGTTAAGACTGCAGTGATACTGTTATCGGTTGCATCTGATTGGTTAGTGTTAATATCATTTGAATCTCCAGTAATAGTCCAGTTCCAAACTGCATTGTCACTATCTATTTTAGTAGTGAATACGTTTGAATCTCCAGTTAACACTAAATCCCAGTTAAGGTATTCTGCAGATGCATCATATCCGACATCAATGTCAAATGTGTTTGAGTCACCTGTAATAACACCTAACATGTTTAAGTTATCTGCACTACCAACATATCCTACGTTCCAATCCATTGAGTTAGAATCACCAGTAAAAGTTAAATTTACTGTTGAACTATCTGCAAGAAAAGGCCCATATAATTTGTTGTTATCTCCGTCTTGCACTAATGTAAAGGTGTTAGATGCACCAGTGATAATCATATCAGCTGATGTTCCTGAAAAGTCATCTAATCCGACTTTGTTTCCATAACCCCTTTGAGTGAAATTTAAGACTAAATTATCACCCGACTGTTGTAACCAAATTTCGTTATCATCTGCTCCAGCAGATACGAATCCAGTTAACCCTAATGATAAACATAATGTAATGAATAATTTATTCCTCATTTTGTTTTTCCTCTATTTTCCAAAAACCTCTATTTTGTCCTTGGTATATTAGTTCTAAGACGGCAAGTTCAATTGCAGAACGAGTCGCTTTTGTGACCCCTTCGTTACTTGCTACACCGTCTTCTATTTCAACAAGTTGTGTATCCATATCCACAAACTTGAACACATCATAACCACCACCCGTACTAAGAATTGTCTTCTTAGTTTGGACATTTAATAAAATCTCTCCAGTAAGTGTTGAGATTCCTCTCAAACTTACAGTCACCACATCTCTTCTATATGAACTAGATGCACCAATTCCAAGTGTTCTTGCACCTCGTCCACCACTTTCAATGTTAGTGTCATAACCAACTATCCCTCCGTCAAGAAGGATACCAGCAAATAAAAGAGGTTGAATTCCTGTTGGGGAATCTTCATTACCTTCTTGATTTGCAAAGTCTTCTCTTGCACTTCGTATGATTTGTCTCTCTCTTACAAGTGCATCTAAATTTGTTCTTTCTACTACTCTAAACCATTTACCGTTTCCTGCAGTCTTCAATGCATCAATCAAAAATGATTCTGCACCTTGGGTCACTGCAGTTGAGAATGATGCGACTCCATCCATTCTCTTCCTTTGTCCTGTCTTGTCTATATACGAATACACTGCAACAATAGGCATATTTTCTGCAGGTGGTAAGTCTGCAAGTTCTTGATAGGTTGGTATCTTCACAACCTCTGCATCTTCAACACATGTAAAAGGTATTGCCTTTTCTACTGCAGTCTTAACGTCAACAATTCTTGGGTCACAATTACTTGAATCCCTATTCATAGTGGGGACACTTGCACAACCACTGGCAAGTAAGACTGCGAGTCCCACTGATAATAAATTCTTCATTTAAAAACTTCCAGTTCCTACTGGGATGTCTAAAGTTGTTGTTGTTCCATCACTTGAAACAATAGTTAGTCTGATGAATTCTGCACCATCAGCACCGACTAGTTTTTCGTATGTTACTGTATTACCTTCAATAGAGAAGACACCGTAGTCTGCAGCTTCTCCGTTAGAGAACATATTTTCTACTAACTGTTTTGCTATCTGAGCGTAAATTCTACTTTCTACGTTTCTTAAAAATTTTGCAAGTGTAGTGTTCTGAGCATCTCTTTCTGCTTTTGCAATTCTATCTTCTATGTCCTGAGCAATCTTATCACGTCTTGATTTCTCTTGGTTCTCAATCGTAAGATAATGAGAACTCTGTCCTATTCCACTAAAGGATGGACTCTTAAATTTGTGTACTATCTCGTCTGAATTAACACTTATCGAGAATAGTAGTACTAACAATATCTTTTTCATATACATTTACCGTTTCAATAATTTTAAGACCTTTCTTAAAATTCTTATTGTCTGTCTTCCATGTGTTACTACCCCACCGTTCTGTCGGTGCAGGCCAATAACAAGTTTCACACCTATCTAAAGGTTCGTCACTATGTACATAATTATCAATATCAGTTGCATTAGACCAATCAACACCTTCAACCCTTTCATTCATGGTTATGGTGCATCTGTAAAGTCCTTCTTTAGATAACGATTTGCAATTATTCTTTTGATAACAACTATCCCAATTGCTTCTCTTGTCGTATTCTACGTTATCCCACTTCTCATTAAACTTGACAAATTCACCTTGAGGCCAATAGTCAATAGATGAGTTTGTAGAAATTCGTTTATCTAAACCCGTTTCCTTTAACTTACTTCTTATATCACCTAGTTCTGTATAGACTGATATAATTATTCGGTCATAACTTTTGAGAATTTCTAAAATGTGTTGTGTGAAATTTAAACCATTTGTAACAATGGCTAATGTTTCATAACAATCACTATTCTCTTTAAGGTACTCTGTAATTTCTTTGAGTTCCTTGTGTGTTGTAGGTTCTCCACCTAGAACTTTAAGTTCTTCAACACATAAATCTAATCTGTTAAAGTTTTCAATAATGTCTTTAACATCATTTAACTTTAAGTAGGGTATTGTTATCTTACCCTTAGTTTCATAATCTCCACCGTAATCTAAAACACTACAACCAGTGCAGTGTAAATTACAAGCGTTAGTTATGTATAAATCATAACTACCTTTTAGTAGTTTTCTTTTTCTCATTTTCACGGTATTCTAAAACAACATCAACCTTTTCTTTTAATCTAATTAAATCTTGGTCTAACATTCTAGTTTGGTCTATGACTCTAATCAATGCAAAATGCATCTTCTCTATTTCGGGGTCTATGTGTTCACTAATGAAGTTCCACACAAAGTACACAAAATAACCTAGTCCAACCATCATAACAACTGGAAACCCATAATCAGTGATTAATTCTACAATCATTGGGACTTCTTGTTCCATTAGTCCCTCCTCACATCAAGTTTACCATCTTCTATAAAGTTTTCTGCTCTTGCAACTCTCTCTATATCAGGCCTTAGTTCTAAAGCACTTGACACTAACATGTCAATCTTAATCATTTCATTTGACATTGTTCTTGCACGATTCTCTAAAGATTCACAGAACATTGTTAGGGTTTTGATACTATCTACTATCCCTTCCATGATTTGTCTGATTATAAGAAAGATGAATACACCCATGACCAATGCCATTGCAATTGGAACACCCACATCACCTATCAAATCAAATATTGCTTCCATACCCTTATTTATATAAAAAAAGGGTGCATTTCTGCACCCTTCTACGAACTATTTTAAAAGTTACTTAACAGATGATATCTGTTTAATCACTTCTGCTTTAGTGCCAGATTTCTTTATCTTAATCGATTTCTTATCTGCAAGGTCAAAAAGTTGTTGTTTTGTCAACTTTTTTAATTCTGCAACTGATGGTGCTTTCGATTTAGGTTTAGAAACTGCAGCCTTAACTACTGGTGTCTGTTCTTTCTTACCGTTAAGTAAGTAGATGACAACAACAATTCCGACTAGTACTAGTATTGCATATTCCATAATATTCTCCTTTTATTTATCCAATAATGGATTTTTATCTTTTGCTTTACCTACGGCAAGCGCTAAGATTTCTAAGTATTTATACACTTTAGCCCACAACTTATCGTCAGCAGGTGTAGGTGTAATTGCTACTACGACTGAACAGATTGATATTACAATCGGAACAATCATTAATAGATTCCAAATTCCCATAACAAAGTCTATAATTCCTTGGAACATATATTCTCCTTTGTGTTTAAATTACCTATTATTTAGGGGTTTTGACTACCAATTGAGTATTTAGTTGTCAATTTCCATTCGGTTTTCTCTTTAAATGGGATGATTTTTACTTGTGAGAGTGGAACTATAGGAGTTTCTATCCTACTAGGTTCTAATACCTTTAAAAGTTTCCACTGTTGTAAAAGATTGCATATAGTGTTTCGTCTTCCTATATCACTCTCTTCTAAAGTTGTCGGCTTACCGTCAAGTCTAAACAACTCTTTAAAATGTACAATGTAATACTTACCTCTTTTGTGTAATATATGACATGATTGAAATAGTTCTTGCTCACGTCTTGAGGCAATACCGATTCTTGAAAGGGTTTCTCTAATTTTTAGAAAGTCGTCTCGTTCTTCGAAGGTAACTTCAATTAACTGTTCGACTAGTTGGTCTTGGTCATTCATTATCTTTTCCACCAGTTTTCATTCTTTTTTTCATAGTTCGAACATCACTGTCGGATAAGATACTCATATAGTCTTTTGCTTGTTTAGTACTTATCTCGTAATATTCTTTAATGACATCTAGTTTTTTACTCACATATGGTTTTTGCCATTTGGAGAACCTTTGTCTTTTCCTAAGAGTATTTAGGAAAAACAAGTATTGAAGACGGTTTTCAGTTCCGCTTCTGATGTTCATTTCATTAGAAAAAAAGACTGAATCTTGATGATAAGATAAAGCCTTGTTGGTTAAAAATGGTGCATATAATTTCTCTTCGATATTATCATACATAATATCCTTTTTGTCGGAGGAAACCGACTTTACGAAATCAAATGGGTTGGTCTTAGTCATTACTTCTTGCGAATGCATCTATGAGGTCTTTACCACTCAAAGCATGACCAAACATCACAACTTCATTGGTATCGAGAGTCCTTTTTACAGAACTATCGTTGTATTCAACGTCTAAGACATTCCTAGACCCCTTTGCAGTGTCTTCGGGTCGTGTGTCGTAATGCATGGAATCTAATGAATGTGCATGTACAGCCTTAACTCCCCTTGCCCATTCTTCTGCCTGTAATTTTGTTCTTTGTTTATTTACTCTATCTTCATATTGACTCATGTATTATCTCCGTCTCTATATTCTACACTATGTTTTGCAAACATTTTGTTTGCTTTTCTTTGCCATGATTTCTCTATTTGAATATCAAACCAGTTTCTAAACCATTGTCTTAACTTACCCATTATTTGAATTTACACTCCGACATAATCTCTGTTAGACATGCAGTAAAGTTAATCTCTGAATCCATTGCAAATGCAGATTTGTATTGATAGTCTGCAATCAGTAATACACATGCTGGAATTGAACTTGGTTCTAATCTCTTTTCAAGTGTATCAAATAATTTTCTGAATAGTGTATTGAAATCGTTATCACTATTCTGTCCTATCCATTTTCTCATTGCACCCCAGTTCTTATCTGCAATCATATCAACAAGTGGTGTTAGTTTCTCCTCGTTGAGAGTTGATAGAAGTCCTGTATCTATTTCTCCACCCACACCATATCTTTGAACCTCGTTCAGACATCTTCTGAAGTCGGGAAAGAACTTTAATATGAGTTCAACAAGAACTTTTTGGTCATACTTAATATTCTCTAAGTCACATATCTCCATAAGTCTTGCAAGAAAAACACTTGCAAGTCTCTGTTTATCATCAGGCGTCATTGTAAAATCGATTACAGTTGTTCTTGAATGTAGGGGTGGTATGATTCTATTTTTGTAATTACAAGTGAATATGAATCTACAGTTTGAAGAGAACTCTTCTATAAAGTTTCTCAATGCAGGTTGAACTGAATCTGCAGAAATATAATCTGCTTCATCAAGTATCACAACCTTAGGGCCTCCTGCAAGGGATACAGTAGATGCAAAGTTTTTAATCTTAGTCCTAAGAGTATCTATGAGTCTTCCTTCGTCTGACCCATTGATTACAATATAGTCTGCACCAAGTTCATTACATAGTGCCTTTGCAACTGTTGTTTTACCAACACCAGCAGAACCACATAACATTAGATTTGGTATCTCTCCCGACTCTATAAAGTCGTTGAATGTTTGTTTGATTCTCCCAGGCAGGATAGTATCTTTGATTGTTTGTGGACGATACTTTTCCACATATAAAAATTCTTGTTTCATAATAAGAGTAAACCCCCCACCGAGTTTACAGTGCAGTCCACCCTTTGATGAGTATGGACTACTCCCGTATGCATTGCAGAGACTGGCACAATACTTACACTATTATATAGGTTAAATACCATACTTTGAATCGGGTTCCAATGCAATAAAGTACTCTAAATCAATATCTATGTTTTTAAAGTTAGATATACCTTTTGAAGATACTGAAACTTCATAGTTTCCATCTAACACTTTTAGATTTTCAATCTTAAAGTTCATTACATATTTTGTTCCGTCTCCCTCTCCAACGATTCTTGAGAACGTATTAGAGGTGGTGTTTTTCTTATCAGTTACTTCCAGTGATATTGTAGTACCATCTGACTTAAGAATTAAATCATTTACACCTAGTACACTTGCAGCCTTGTTCAAGTCTGTTAGAAGTGTAGAAGATAGATTAAAACTTATCTCTGCCTCTGGCATTGTAATCATTTTATCGGGTGCAGTTACCATACCTTCACTTGCAAAGAAATAGTTCATTGCAGAATGTTGGTCTGTGATAGATAATGAAGCATCATTGAACTGAAACTCGGGGTCTTCTAATAAAGAAGTTGCACCTAAGAATTCAGGCAGATTGTAGATACTGAAGTCTTGTGGAAAGTCTTCTGATATCGTTGCAACTGCAAGAATGTTTTTCATATTGGAAATGGTTTCCACCTTGTTTCCTTTTTTAACTCGTATACCCGAGTTGATTGTTGAGAAATTTTTTAGGACATTCCTCGTGTCGTTACTTATTTTCATCACTTTTTAGTCTCCTGTTTATCGTGAACATGAAGCATGAAAAGTGCATAGTGTAATACTTTAAGTAAATCAGCACGATTCTTGCCTCCCTTTTTACCGTATCGTTGAGCATACTTCATGATGTTCCCGATACAAAAACCTTCACCATGTCCACTGTCAATTATAAATTCAGTGGATTGGTACTTGTTTAAACTATAATGTTGGTCATAGGTGTTATCAATATAAGAGGACAATTCTTCTAGAGATTTGTCCTCGTTATATTTGTAGTCTATTGTTTTTTTCTTTTTACCGAACATACTAGTCATTATACTCTGAAGTGTCTGATTCGTCAATAGAGTTTTCTGCATTCAAGTCTACTCCAGCATCAATCTTGGAGTAGAGGTCGAGGATACTATTTCTAGTCTCTTCGTCAAATCTTGAAATACACATTGTGATTGACTTGAGTTTGTCATTGAACATTCTGAATGCATTGACAATGTGAACCAATCTTCTAGTCGTGACAACATCATCAATCGCACCTTCATAGTAGGTTTTTCTGATAATGTCAGCCCAGTCAACTAGTTTAGTGACGAACTCTGAATCAACTTCACCAGTCAATTCCATTTCCTTTGCAAGGATTTTTCTTTCAGTAGTCACTGGTGGATATTCCTGTTGCATTGTGATTGCAAACCTTTCCAACATTGCCTCATTCATGATTTGAGTTCCTATGAACTTTCCATCATCAGACCCTTGTCCTTTAGTGTTTGCAGTTGCAAGGATTGTGAAACCCTCTGCAGGTGTTACCCACTCACCAGTTTTCTTGATTAGGTATCCTTTACCTTCAAGAACTGATTGTAGACACATTAGTTTGTTAGAACCTAAGTCAACTTCGTCAAGAAGTAACACGGCACCTTTTCTCATTGCCTTGATAACAGGGCCTTCTCTGAAGACAACATTACCATTGACCAAAGTGTGTCCACCCATTAGGTCGTCTTCATCAGTCTCAATAGTAATATTAACTCTGTAAAGTTCTCTCTTCAATTGGGCACATGTTTGTTCAATCATCAATGTTTTACCATTACCACTTAGTCCAGTAATGAATACTGGGAAAAAGATTTTAGATTTGATTATGTTCTTGACATCTTTAAAGTGTCCGAAAGGAACATAGTTTGACATTTTCTCGGGAATGATTTTGACATTTTCGTCAAGCACATTCACTGATTCAGTTGCAGCGGCAACTGGCATATTATTTGTAACTGGTGTTGCAGAAATTGGTTTTGCAATTGGAGTTACAGTCTCGGGTTCATAACCACCGTTGTAACCACTAACAACTGCATGTAGATTGAATGTCAATCCATCTTTGAAATTGTATCTTGTGGATTTACACCAGTAAGGCATACCACCGACCTTCTCAAAATCTTCTCTAGTGAAGTTTGTTTGATTAGGGAATGTAGATATTAATGTTGATAGGAACTCCTTCCTATCGGGGGTGAAGTGAAACGGTTTCCCGTCTATGTTTATTGACTCACTTCTGTCATAACTTCTTTTACTCATATAGTCTCCTTGGTTAAATTAGTTTGTTTTCTCATCTTTTATAGTATACAAAAAAGTGGCGGGGATTGTCAAGCACTTATTTGATTGGTTGTAAAAGTTTTTCCATTTCATGTGAAATGCAGATATCCTTTTTTAGTTTTTTTCTGTAAGTCGTGAACTCACCATTGTTTACCCAGTATCTGAATGCCTTGCATTCAACCTTTTCTTCTGCACATTCGGATTGTCTTGGACACTCGAACTTTTGACATGGACTAGGGCCCACATCCATAACTGCATCTGCAAATGCACTGTAATCTGTATTGTGTGAAATGAAATATGATTCATCTATTCTTAGTGTATCTCTCATGTTAATTCTCCCATAACAAAGTTTAAGTCGTATGACTTGTGAAGTAGTGTAACTTCAAATGTGTCTAGCACAGTGTCGTATTCTACAAGATAAGGTGCTTCAACACCTTTGGTTTTTTTCAATAGGTCAACCCTATATGTGAAATCTCTATATCGATTTCTGTCTAATGTGAATGTTTCATTCATCATATCTTTACTTTCTATTTGCATCATGCAATCTCCTTTATAAATTCGTTAGTTAAAAATCTTGAAGTAGTTTTTGATTTCTGATTTCTTTTGAATGCAGCCATCACTCTTGTTTTCTTTGCATCTACTAAGTCGTCTGAAAGTTCATCATTCCCTTCAACACCAATAGCACTAGCAGATGTAATGAAGAGTTTGTTGTAACCTAGACAAGGTAGAACATAACCAGTTTTTCTAACTTCTTTCCAAACATCATCATAAGATAGTAATGGGTTGATGTGTGATAGTAGGTCATACAAATCTCTTTTCTTGGTTAGAACAAAGTATCCAGTAACTATTACATTACACTCTATTGATATCCACTCTAAAAGATTTTGTGTGGTTTTGAATGAGTTACTACTGTAACCACCATGTTCACTTAGGTCATAAACTCTTTTTGAATATGGGTCAATAAGTTGTCTTAACATTGGAGTTCTCCAACCCATGTCATTATCTCTCTGACTGTCCACTGAATCTTGTTCTTCTCTAGTTTGTTGGAGTAAGTCACCTTGATGTGAATATCCATCAGTGATGATTGTTAGTATTGATTTCTCAATTGAATACTTACTGTTGAATTTAGGAAGTAGTTTTCTCAATGCGACCAAAGATTGGTCAAGAGGAGTACCACCCAGTCTATAGTTTCTAGGCCCTGCATGAGTGTCGAAGTGAACGTAGTATGAGTATTCTTTATCCATCATATCTACACTACCAAACAGGTTGTTCCATTCATCAATCGCCTTCTCGACTTGTCTACCCGAGACTTTAGAGAAATGGAAGTTTGTCCACTTAGTACCTAAACACTCTAACATTTTAGTCCATTCTTTGTTGGACATCTCATCTGAAGCAACAGTCAATAAAGAAGTGTAGTCACTTCTGTATGACCAGTAATCATCTCCAGCCATATATGAATCTGAAAATAGATACATTCTGTGTGGGATGTTTACTTTTCTACAGAACATTGCAAGTATAATAGTTTGTTCAATCAAGTCTGATGCCTGGTCTACAATTGAACCACTCCAATCTAAAAGAACATTGACACCATGGTTTTGACCCTCTGGCAAATAGAGTGCCTTTTTGAAAACATCTTCTACAATCTGATACTTTGCAAGTCTATTCATATCTAACTTACCAGTCTTACCAGTGTATGCAAGTTTACTTCTTTGTGCAGTTTGTTTCATATCGAATTCTTTTGCCATGTGAGCAACAAGTTTTTTGTTTTTATCAACTAGATACTTAGCAGCAAGTTTTGACCTTGCAAACTGTTTGTCTTTACTGGTATCTTCAGTAGTTGACCAGTGTGTATCCCAATCCTTAAGAACTTGTTTGTAAGAAACTTCAATTGAATCTATATCTTCTTTTCTTTCAGAGAAGACTTTACCCAAGTCATGTTGAGATGTAATTTTTACAGTGTCTGAAATGTAATCCCCTTCATTGTTATGTGCAGCGTGTTCAGTGACTGATTCTCTTGCACCGTCTTGTGGGTCATAAGAACCATAACCCAGTCCACCTTTTTGACCAGTTTCTTTAGACTCTTCTTCATCAGTCAATTCAGTTTCAGTTTCATTTGAATCTTCTTGACCAGTTGAATCTCCTTGGTCAATGTCTTCAAGGTCAGGCATAGAATCACCACCACCTGTAGAACTTTCCTGTTCTTCAGAGCCTTCTTCTGATTCCTCATCACCCCATGATTCTGATTCTTCATCTTCGTCTTCGTCTCCACCGATTTCAAGTGTTTGTGGAACAATATTTTCATCAGTCTCATCTCTAGTCTCATTCTCTTTAGACCATTCGTAAATTTCAGTTGCAACTGCCTCAACATCTTCCCATGTCTTACAAGCATAACACTTGTCTAGAAAAACTTGTTCTTCATCAGTCAATTGAATTTGAACTCTAGAACCAACCTTAGTTATAAGATTGATTTTATCAATCAATGAAAGTTCTTGTAGGTCTCTGTTTTTAATACCGAAGAAATCTTTTTCCATAAGTTCATTGTAAGCAGCGTAGAATGACTTCCTTAGTCCTTGGTATCTCTCTTTAATTGCACTTTCAATTCTTACATCTTCCACTACATTAAGGTAACCCTTAAGAGTCTTATTCTTTTCTAATGCACTATGAACACCTTCATAAGGTGTGTGTAATGCATGTCCAACTTCGTGTCCCATGAATAGGTCATAAAGTTCATTACTGATATCATCCTTGAAAGTAGGACATGCAAGGATTCTATTCTTGATATCAAAATATGCAGTAGGTATGTTCCTATGCACAATAGTTAGGTTCTCTGTCGCCATTAGTTTAGCGAGTTGGTCTTTTTGGTTTCTTGTTGTTTTTGTCATGTTTATAGTATACTAAAAAGTGGCAGGGATTGTCAAGCCGTGGTAAATTTTCTCCATGATTTGGAGAAGTTTTTCATTGGGGTTTTAAAGATTATCTCTTCTTTAGTACCCTCTTTAATATAGCCAACCAGTTCCATTTTCTTGTTGACTATGTAAGTATTGCTGGGAAATTTCCAATCAGTTATTTCTTTAAGATAAGTATTCATTATGCGACCAACCTAGTGTATGGTTCATAACAACCACTCACACCAATTGCAGAGTTATCACAACCTCTACCGTCCATCCATATTTCTAGATTAATATCTTCATAACAATCAGAAGAGAATATTTGTCCTATGAAAGTAGTATCTAAATTAGTCTCATATACATTCTTACCTATTCTACTGATAGGTTTTACTGCGATATGATGAGGAGTAACCTCTTCGATTATTGCAGTGGTTGTTACACCATTTAAAGTATATTGACAGGTATCTAACCCAGTTTCAATGTAATTCGTATCTAACATTAAATGCACCTCGCTTCTTTTCTAAGTTCGAACAGTTTTGCAATGAAACCATTTGCACCACCTGTAGGACTTGGTACTTCTGCAATACCAAATTCGTTTTCAATTGCAAAAATTACATTCCAAATATCCTTATCTGCCATAGATAGGATATCTTCCATAATTTCTTGATTAATGTTGTCGTTGTGAATGTTTGACATGTTATCTCCTTTTTTCATTATATACATAGTATACAAAAAAGTGGCGGGGATTGTCAAGCGTTACGAAGTCTGTAGTGGTCTTTTTCTAAGTCTTTAGTTCTATCATCTGTAATGATATTATCGGGATTTGTGGAGAACCACATTGAGATAGTGTGTCTTGAATTCCTTCGAACAGGATACACACCATGTTCATGATACAAGCCTTGAAACAAGATTCCTTCTCTTGCAACTGGTTTGTGTACATAATTGTCTTGGTCGGGAAAGTATGTCTCCCCACCTCTAAAATTTTGGTTTAAGTATAGTATGAGTGTCCATTCTCTACTTGGTTTATCTTCTACAATATCATTATCTAACTCTACTTGAGAGTATGTGTCTAAGTGTGGAGTTTGTACACCACCTATATCCCACTCATTTATTGCAGTCATTTCAGGATATACCACTTGGTCTGAATGCTTACGGATTTCACCAACTGATTGGTATGCTATACGGTTGAATATATCACGAACCCACTGGGTGTGGATGTGTATTATATC